CCGGCGTCGGTGCCGCGCCCCTCGTCCCAGAAGCGGGGGAACATGCCGCGCAGATCGGGCAGGAAAAAGCTGCCGGTGGCGGGTGACTGACCGGCAGGGGTGTAGATGTCACCGATGGCCGCGTACAGGCTCGGGTACGCCTCCTTGGACACCTGGGCGCCATTTGCCTTTAGCCAGCCTGTCGGTGCAGCGGCGCCAGCGAATGTCCCGATCATGCCAGCAGGGGCCATCTGGCGGGTTTCCTCAACGCTGCTGACGTTGAGGTTCCTGCGGGCCTCGGGGACGTTGAGCACGTCGCCCAGGTTCGCGCTTCGCTCCAGTGGGCTTCCGATGTTCCCAGCCGGCTCGTTCTGAGCCGCGATCAATCGTGATCCCGGATAGGCCTGCCCGTGCGTCAGCTTGGTTGTGTCCTGCTCATCTGCGAGCCATTCGTCCGCAGCTGCGCCCTTGCTGATTCGCTTGCCATCGATGTAGATGGCCAGACCCACAGTGGTTGTGACCGAAAGCTGCACAGCTGTCTGGCCTGCAGCAAGGGACTGGCGTTCCTCCACGGCGCTGACCAGAACGTTGACCTCGCCCAGATCGCCCCACACGTAATCGCCATCGGCGTTGCTGGCCTTGCGCAGGCCCTGACCAACGGTTCCGCCTGGGATGAGGCTGGCCGCGTTGATGTTGTTGATGACCCATGCGCGAGATGCCACGGCAGTATTCGGATCGAGCACCAGCTCGACAGTGCCCGCGTTGGCCGACATGAACGCCATCTTGTAGATGCCGTCGCCGATAGCCCCCTCCGAGGCCAACGGTTGATAGTTGTCCGGCGTGTTGGCTACGGCGATGACGTCACCATCGGTGTCGATAAGGCTCATCTCACGGATGACGAAGCCGCCCGACGTTGCAGGAATGATGCCTTCGGCGAAGTAAAGCAGGCTGTTGCCCGGATCCTGATAGACGCGATTGATCTCAGTGCGGAACCGCTCGCGCACAAGGCCTGCAGTCGCATCGTCGAACTCCACAGGATTTCCGCCGCCATCGCCGAAAGCGATGTGGCTGATACGGACGTTTGGTCCACCGAAGCGCGCGTCACTGAGCTTCTGCAGGCCCTTGGCGGTATGGATAGATCGAAATGCCGGCATGGAAGTGGCCTCAGCTGTACAGGTTCTGGCGGGTCACGCGGGCCCAGTCATCTTCAAGGACGCTGATCGGATCACGTCCGGATGCGCCGAGATCCTCAAAGAAGCCGCGATAGACACGGTGGTGAGAGGCCTGAACCGAGGTGACGCCAGTGCGGCCGAACAGCGGCTGACAGTCTGTCAGATCCACGCTGTTGTTTGCTCCCCTGGTACGGCTGCGCATGGCACGCTTGGATGCGCTGCGAATCTGAGCGAATACGCCATCGGCGGTACGCCACATCGCAAGCTGTGCAACTTCACCGTGCGGGATGTCCGCGGCGTCGAAGGTGAGGTCATCGAATACCTGCCCAAGCGCGGTCTGCCGGCGGAACCAGATACGCGCCCGGTTTGCATCCGAACCCACCGACACCAGCTCAATGCGCATCAGCTGTTTCTGGTTGTTGGCGTTTCCCACGACTGTTGCGTCGCCGACAATGGCTTGCGACGCACCACTGCCGGTCACCCATTGGGCGATGGTCGGAATTTTGAAGTAGCCGCAGATCAGGAAGTTCTGTTCCTGATTCAGAGTCGCCAGCGGGTTGCCGGGCAGAACCACGCCAGCGGGAACCGTGGTGACGCCTTCCAGGTCAATCCCGCGACCGCTGAAGCCCAGCACCACACCCGAGGCAGCAGCGATGCGCCCAGCTGAACCGAGCCGCGAGAGGTTCATCACCGATTCCCCATTCGAAGACGCACCCTGGCGGGGAAAGCAATCCGGCCGCGCGACGTCGAAGAGTTGGTTGGCATCCTTGGCTCCATAGAGCAGGCCGTCCTTTTCCAAGAACGGCAAGCCGCGTGCGCGTACGTTTGAAACGATAACCAAACCCATTGTCAGTTCCCCATGTAGAAGTTGTACTTGGCGGCGGCATAGACGCTTCCGCCACGTTGCGTTGGATGATTGGCGTCCAGCGAATTGATCAGGTCCAAGGCTTTGCCGTCGTACTCAGCAGTCGTTTCGCCAAAGAACGGCTGCATGTTGAGGTGCGCGAAACCCTTCTGTGAGCACATCCGACGCATCGCGTATGCCTGGTCGAACTGCGAGTAGCTGGCCCCGCCAAGCGTCTGTGGATTGGAGACGACGGAAATGTCGGCCAAGGGATGCACGGACCTGACGTCTGCGATCAGCGTTTCCATGTAGGCCAGGTACTGATCAGCTCCGTAAGCGAAGGCATCATTCACCCCCAGCGCGAATTCAAAGCAGTCGATCGGCAGCAACGACAGCCCCTGTTTCCACTCCGTTCTCGCGGCCTCTTCCCATTGGCTGGGCCAGTGCGATGCGCGCGAGCTGCCAGCACCCAGCTTGTGAATGACGATGCCGTTGCTGGTGTTGATCACCTCCAAGCCTCGCACCGTGCAACTGCCGGAGACCACCTCAGCCACGAAGGACCACTCGGCAGCTTCGCCTGGGGAAGGGAACTCGGCGTACTGGTTGTTGGCGCCCACCAGCTCAAAGGAAGTCCAGGCACCGCCATTAAATCTGTAGCGCATCACCGAGCCAGCGCTGCCCTTGTAGTACAGGCGAACGGCCGATCCCTTTCCGCTGTTCACGTAGACCGTATTTCCAGGGGCGGAGGCAGTGATCTCCACAATGGCGGGCGCCGCCGGCCGGGGTAGTGCATTCAGCAGGAAGTTGTTCACGGTCCAGCCGGAACCGGAGCGACCAGGCGTCCCAGACAGGGTGTCCGGCCCCCACCGCTCGACCGGCATGAATCCGCTTCCGCCATTGCCCAACGCACGCTTGATACGCTCGGCGTATCTGCGCAGGTAGTAGTTCGGCTGATCGTTCCACGAGTCACCGATAACCGCGACATGCAGCTTCGTGCCGGCAGCGCCGGTAGCAAGGTCCTGCACCTTCCTGTTGAAGTTGCGAAGCCGGCTGCGGTTGATGCCCGGCGCCGGGCTGTAGCCATCGGGTCGGATTGCATAGCGAAGGCGCTCAGAAAGGCTGGCGGTGGTGCCGCGCGCATCAACGACCTCTCGGTTGATGGCAGCGTCGGGCGCGGCGTAGTTGAACCTCTGCCCGTCAGCAGCCACACGCTCACACACCCGGTAGTAGGGCGAGTCGGCATCCTTTGCAGCGATGATCATCAGATCGTCGCCGTACTTGTCGGTGGTGAGGATCAATCCGTCCTTGAGCGGCAAGACTCCGTCGATAAGCGTTGCAATCGGCGCGTCAAATGCACCGTCCGGAGCGCGGAACCTCCCCAGCACCACCTTGTCCCCCTCGCGCTCTTCGGAGCTGGCGCAGAACGACATCAGTGCATCATCACCCGTGGCGCTGATTGCCGTGAGGACGCCAGTGGCGAGGATGTTATCGACGTCGACCTTGTTTGCCTTCGATGACAGCGTATTGGCCGCCAGCCATTCCCATCCCGATGGCTGGCTGTTCCGTCGAACATACCGGCCTGCATTCGGAACCACCTGGCCGCCGGCCTTGATCGGATCCACGTGGGAACCGGCATCGGATTGCTCTGGAATGTCGGCGCCAGTACCCACCGGTGCACTCAGGCCCGGTTCGGTGCTGATCAGGCGCGCCCATGTGGACTCCACGATGGCCACAGCGCTCTGACCGTCTTCCAGGGCGCTCACTCGATCAAGGATGTCGGTCGCATCACCGAGGACCGTGGCGAAGGTCGGCAGATCGCCGCCATCGGTAGGAACATGCGTTCCCTTGGGGCCGTGGACCAGCGCGTTGACGATGTTGGTGTCCTGAATGAACTGGTCGACCTTGCTCGACACTGATTCGTTCACTGTGTTGCTCCCTGGCTTGCTGGCATGGTGGTGTGAAGGTGTGTATGCAGAGCCGATACGCTTTCCACTACGGCCTGTTCGCCCTCAGTGACAGCAGCGACAAGCAGGGATATGTCCGCGTATCGGGACTCGACTTGGCGCTCAACGCCGGACGCAGCAGCAGCGGCGAACTTGACGTTCCCGTAGCTGGACATCCCGGGCACCAGCTCTGTGAGGTGCGACCGAAGGTTCTTGGTCGAGTCGGCGGTGGTCAGGAGACGCTGGATGTCATCCTTGGTCACCGTCGTAGAGATGGAGTTGATCAGGATCCGGAAGGTGTAGGGATCTCCGGTGGGAACCCTCTGGTGCCACTCTTCGACCTCCGCCGGAACACCAATCGCGTTGATGGCGTCCAGCAGCGCGCCAACCGTGCCCTTTCGGCGGTGGATGCTCAGGGACCGCTGAACGGTCTGGCGTCGCACGTACACCGGCCATTCTGGCCCCCACGAATCCACACTGAACGACCAGGCCAGCCAGGGCAGCATCGCCTCTGGCGCGCGCATGGGGTCGAGCGCACTGGCGAAGGGTGTGGGAACCTCCGACACGCGCGCGATGGTCGTGGCGACCGCCACCTCCTGCGCGGTGGCGTTGGGCGGCAGAAGGCTAGACATTGCCCACCGTGCGGTGGGTGATGCGGATGCCGGTGCAGCGGCTGGCCTCGCCCACGCCAACCGCGATGTTCTGGGCGGGACTGATCAGGGTTACGTCGACCACACCCTCCTGATGCAGCGCACGGTCCAATGCCGAGCGGCTGACCATGGCCGCCATCCTGGAGTTCTTCTCTGCGTAGGCGGCCGCTTCGTCCTGGGCGGCCTGCAGCACAACGGCAGGATCCGGGCCGGGATAGATGTCCAGTACAGCCTCGATCTCGTACTCGATGACCGACGCGCTCAGGACGGTCACAAAGTCGGTGAGGGGACGCACGTCGACGTGGTTGACTGCCGTGGCCACGTTGGCCAGCAGGTCATCGGGCGCGGTTCCATCGCCCTCGCGCGAAAGCACGTAGACAGAAACGTGGCCCGGCTGGGGGCTGTCGGCCGAGGCATCCAGCACGCGCGCGTCGGCGGCCAGGGCATGGAAGATGTAGGCACCGGCGGGGCCAGCGACAGAGAAGCCCTCGGGCGCCATCTGGATCCGCCGGCGGAACTCCACGTCCGATTCCATCACTGCCTGCGTGCCCAGGGCGGGGTTGGCATCGGTCACCACACGGCGCACTACCCCGAAGAACGCGCCCAGATGGTCGAGCATGGAGTCCTCTGCGTAGGCCAGCAGCACGGACTTGATGCCTTCGTTCACGCGCTGGCGGAGAAGCATCTCGCGGTAGGCGCCGACCTGGGCCAGCTTGTAGACCGGATCGGACTCGACCACCGCGCTGTAGCTGGGATCCTGCGCGCGGTACATGTCCAGCCACTGGCCGAGCAGCACCTCGTAGTCGATGACTTCGACCGCGCTCGGCGCGGGCAGGCGAGACAGGTCGACGGCTGAGAAAGTAGTCATGCAGCCATGGTCGCCAGCCTCGCGCGTGCGCGACAGAAGCTGGCGCTGTACCGGTGTGCGCTACAAACCGGACAGGTGATTGAGCAGGGTGTCGATGACCCGCTGCTTGTCGCCCTCGGCAAAGCCCAGCAGCTCGCGGCGCTCGTAGCGCACGCGCGGACCACCGCGTCGCACCTGGTCGACCAGACCTTCCTGATGCACGCGGGCAATGGCGGCGGCCCGGCGGATGAAGAACACCGAGGCTTCGCTGGCGTTGCCGCGTGCCTTGAGGTGCTTGGACTGTCGGAGCCGGGCAAACATCTTGCGGCGGCGGATCCGCCCGCCTTTCTGCCGCTTCTGGTTCTTGCGGCGGGCGTACTGGCTGCCGTCCGGGGCGCGCTGCTGACCGATGCGCTCGCTCTGGGCACGCCGCAGATCCTGCGCGATGCGCCGGGCGAGGCGGGTGCGGCCGGCAGGCTCAAGCCGCTGAAGCAGCGGCCCGATCCAGCTTTCCAGCGAGGTCAGGTCATCCACGTCGGCAGCGGCTCATCGACGGCGGCAGGGACGTCGTTGCCCTGGTTATCCGTGGCGACGACCACGTTCTCGGTGAGCGGCAGCTTGATGTCCAGGTCGACCTTGTCGTCAGCCAGGATGTCCACCTCGAAGCGGATCTGCTCCTGCAGGCTGGGACTG